TAAAGTCAATCGTGGGTATCACAACGTTCGTTGGCGATGAGATGGAAGAATGGCAGGATGAAGAGGATTACGATACGCTGCGGTTATCCATACGTCAGAAAGATATCCAAAACAGGGTTATACTGATAATGAATCCAAGCGATGGTGAGCATTTCGTATATAAAAAATACATTGAAAACACGCACAAGCTTGTCGATTTCGATGGTGTGATGGTCCAGATCAGCACGCACCCGGACGTCCTGCATATCCATACTACTTTCCTTGATAACGAAGAGAATCTTGGAGAGCAATTTTTAAATGAGGTTGCCAGGATCAAAGAGGAATCAATTGCTAAAGCTACCATCAATGGTGTTTTTAACAAGGCTGCATTTCAGATGACTAAGTACGCTCTTAAGATCATCGGCCGTTGGTCTGATATCGCAGAGGGTGTAATACTGCCAAATTGGGAAGAAGGCGAATTTAATCATGCTCTTCCGCATGCATACGGTCAGGATTATGGTTTCTCTGTGGATCCGGATACCCTGATCAATGTTGCTGTAGACCGCAAACGCATGCTCATATACCTGGATGAAGAATATTGCGATACCAAGCAGCTCGGTTTAAATGATCTGTATGAGATTAACAAAAGCCGTATCCGCTTTGAAGATGATTTAATTGTCGGTGATAGTGCTGAAGATAGATTGATTGAGGATCTGCGGCAGCTAGGGCTGAACATCATTGAGTGTGAGAAAGGACCTGGTAGCGTAAAAGCAGGCCTAACAGCGATGAATGACTACAAGATTATCGTGACTGAAAGAAGTGTTAATATAAAAAAAGAGCTAAGAAAATATAAGTGGAACGATAAAAAGGCTGGTATTCCAATCGATAAGTGGAATCACACGATAGATGCCGCCCGGTACGCGTTCCGGAAATTGACAGAAGGTCAGGAAAGTAATACCAGTGTTTTAGGGGTGTTTGGATAATATAAAAAGATGGCAAAGCAGAAGGTGAAGGATATTAGTGTGGTTGATGAATCGCCATTGGTACAATTAGTATTGACCGCGGGAGAAACAGTGGACGGTGTTGAAGAATCTATTAAACAATATGATGCTCTGCAACATGATGTTTTTAGTACAATAAAGCGTCCGAAAAAGGATGTGCAAAAGCCTACTGGTAGAAAAGATGAGGCTACTGGGAAAGATATTATCAAGTTATCAAAGGAAGAAGTAAACCGCATAGGACTTCCTCTGCAAAAACTCATCGTAAACCGTAGGGCTGCATTTATGAATGTCGGCAATATGGAGATCGACTGTAAGCCGGTAAGCAAAGATGAGATTAACATCCTCGCCATGGTAAAAAAATGCCGAGAGGACAATAAGCTGCGGTATCGTGCAAAGGAAATAGCTAAAAGGATGATGTCAGAGCTGCAATGTGCTGCCTTTTGGTATAGCGATGATGTAGCCGCAGGTTATTGGGGTGATCTAGCTCCTAAAGCTACTAAAAGAATGCGGATGAGAGTCCTCAGCCCTTTGCTGGGTGATGAACTTCTGCCTGTTTATAATGGATTAGGAGATCTCATATACTTTGGGCGTAGATACGCAACAACACAGGACCTTACTGGTGTTGAACTTACTACCGAAGTATTAAGGACAGCAAGACAAAAGATTGATCATGTAGATATCTTCACTGATACCTACATATATAAGTTTGAAAAGGTGCAAAGCGGTTGGTTAATGACCGAAAAAACGCCCCACTCTTATGGTAAAATACCGGTAATTTATTATCATCAGGATCGTCCAGAGTGGGCTGATGTTCAATCGGTAATAACCCGACTGGAAACAGTCCTCTCTAACTTCGCCGATACAAATGATTATAATGGTTCGCCTATCCTCGTATCTAAAGGAGTCATCAAAGGATTCTCTGCTAAAGGAGAGCGAGGAAAAGTTATTGAGTTAGAGGGTAAGGATTCAGATATCAAGTATGTAACCTGGGAGCAGGCACCGGAGTCAATTAAATTGGAGATCGAGACAGATCTTGATTTCATCTATACCTGCAGCCAGACACCAAATCTAAGTTTTAAAGAATTAAAGGGACTTGGTTCTGCACCTTCCGGTGTAGCGTTCGATAGAATGCTAATGGATCCACATTTAGCAGCACAAAATAAGCTTGACGATATTTATGGTGAGTGTGCTCAACGTGAGCTGAATTTCTTAAAAGCCGCTTGTGGAGCTATTCATACGCCAATGAAGAAAGTAGCTAACCTACAAATGACACCAGTGTTTAGCCTGTTCAGGATAAATGATCAACGTGAAGGTATTGATAATGCTGTTGCTGCATTACAAGGTGGCGTAGCGTCGCTTAAAACAGCCGTAAAAATTGCAGGGCTGACAGACAATAACGAAGAGGAAATGATAGCCATAAAGACCGCTACAGATACTTTAGGCAGAGAAATAGAAGACGAAGTTTAAGATTAGGAGGGATAGATAATGGAGAAAATTAAACCTACGCATGCCAAGCCAAGCTTGTATGCATATTATTTTGAGCAATTAAAAGATATTGCTTATACGTATGGATACAATCTTGTTCTGCATGGCAGTTTAAACAGAGACTTAGATCTTGTTGCTATACCATGGCAGAAAGTTATTGGTGATCATGACAAGATGATTGAAGAGTTTTGCACAGTCCTTGGTGGTAGGCCAATGCTGCAAGACGATAGTAGCAGGTATTGCTTTCCAAATGGAAGAATGAGTTATGTGATCAATCTAAACAGGGGCGAATATACGCACCCTGATTTTCATGATCCGCAGTACTACATTGATATTTCAGTTATTCCAACACCAGACCAATATAACAAGCGGATATATGACTTAGGGACTGGCACGATGGAACAATCAGTTAAACTAGTGCCTGGATGGGCTGAAACTTTATAGCTATGGGAGTAAGTGTTCACACTGATTTCGTAGACATGTTTAAGAACGACTGGTTCCTTCTATCTGATTTTGCAGATATGTTTGTTGGTGCCAGTATTGGTATAGGATGTTCTCGCTCTGTATTTGATTTCAACCTAAATCCTAATTGGGTGATTAAGATTGACAGATCTGGTCAGTTTGATAACGTGACTGAATGGGAAATATGGAGCAATTATAAAGATATCCCTGAATATAGCAAGTTTTTAGCACCATGCCATCATCTTTCTGCATGTGGCAGAATACTTATTCAGCAGAAAACGTATTCAATAACAAAAGAGCAATTGCCGGCAGAAATCCCTGACTTCTTAATGGACTATAAGATTCAGAATTGGGGAATGATAGGCGATAACCCAGTGTGCCATGATTACGCAAACCATAGATTCTTTAATCCAGATAAGATCCAGATGATTAAGCCTGTCTTCTGGAGCGACTGCTACCAACTTATAAACGAGAACAATGGCCAATCCAATCAATAACAAATTTGAGAAGCTGCACTTTACTGAGCAAGACCGTGTTGTCAACTATATTAACAAACAATATGATTCTATAATAGCTCAGATTGCTCCAATGGTGGAGTCTGGGACTGCTCGTTCCGTTATCCAGCGTAAGCTTAATACTTTGCTAAAGCAATTCCGTACGAATGTTACTATCAGAATTGAAAATGGCATTAAGTTCTCCTGGGACATTTCCAGTCAAAAGAACATTGCCTACTTCGAGAAGCGTCTAGCTGGTTTTGATATTCCGGATAAGATCAAAAAGATATTATCTAATCCTAACACAAACAGATTAGAGGCATTCATTGCTAGAAAGGATGGTGGTTTAAGTCTTTCTGATCGAGTATGGAAATCTGCCCAGCAGTTCAGTAGCAATATTGATATGAGTTTGGATGTAGGTATAGCGGAGGGTAAGGGCGCAAAGGTTATTGGGCGTGAACTGCGGCAGAACCTAAAAGAGCCTGATAAGTTGTTTCGACGCGTCCGGAACTCTCGTGGTAAACTGAAGCTATCAAAACCAGCTGAGGCTTATAATCCTGGTCAAGGCGTATACCGTTCTGCCGCCAAGAATACTGAACGTGTTGCTAGAACCGAAATTAACCGCGGGTACCGTGCTGCGGATGGTGCTGCATGGCAGAACAATCCTCTGGTTCTTGGGTATGAAATCAGGCTATCAGCTACCGCCAAACCTAAAACTAGATGTGAGCTATGTAGAAGCCTTGAAGGGAAGTATCCTGTATGGTTTGTCTGGAACGGATGGCATCCGAACTGCCTTTGCTTTAAAATACCAATCCTGATGGATGATGATACAATGGCTAAGTATCAAAAGCTAGTCGCACATGGGTTGGATACTGAAGACGCAATCAAAGATCTTCAGCAAGACATTAGGATATCAGATCCACCTGAACGATTTAATACTTGGATAACAACGAATGCTGAACGAGTCGAAGGATGGAAGGCCAGGCCATACTGGTGGAAGGATAATGATAAGTTTATTACTTCTGTAATAAAAACATAATATCTATATAATTCTAATTCCCCGGAATTCCGGGGAATTAGAATTATTGCTAGCCTTCAGAATTTCAGTTCATTAGCTTAATCTTTTTTTTTAGCGGCTTCAATTGCCCGGTCAAATTTATTATCACCGATGCTTTTTATTACTTTTTGAGCTGCTGTGGCGCTTTCGATTAATTCGTGATTAAGATCTTGGCTAGACTTCAATGAAGTCAGTTGTGATATTGCTTCTTTTCGTAACATTATCAGTCTATCCTCAACTGACATTCCGTTCCTTATTAAAGTGGAATTCAAACTTTCAAGGTTCGCGAGGATTATCAACTGATGAGTATTTGCCACGTCGCGGATATTAAGATTTCTTAATGCCAAGTCTGGATTGTTTAGGCGCCATTCCTTTGATGTATAACCAAACATTGCATAGTATAATAGATCCGCTTCTTCTGCATAAACCCATCCTTCTTTCTCTTTTGGAATATTTTTTAAAGGGATAAGAACTGATTTTATCGCATCGGTCTGTAATTTATAATTTACCTTGCTTATATATCTCCTGACGTCCCACTTCCCATCTATTGCCTCTGCCTCCTTTAGCTTTTTAAACTCGGTAATCATTAGAAGCTTAAATTCAGGACTTATATATGATCCAAATTCAAGAGCAATATCAACGTGCGCGAAGGTTCCGCCATATCGTCCAGTTTTTGCTGTTACACCGATCGCTTTTGTTCTTTCTATCCACTTTTTTATCGATAGAAAAAAGCTTGATGAGCCCACTTCTTCTCTTATCGCTTTGAATTCCTCGTTAATAAATTTCGGGTTGTAAAATTGTTCCCAAACCCCAAGAAAATCCACAGTACTTTTTGTATTCATCCATCTTTCGATAAGCTTACTACCGTCTTCATGACCGCTAACCATTTCAGAGAGGCATATATATTCTTGATCGTTCTGGTTGATTATTGTTATATCGAAACCATTAATATTAATTTTGCTCATTGTAATACTATAAATCGTAAGTGAATAGGAATAGGTTACTAAAATAGCGATTCAAATCCTCATTTGCATACCCATTGCCGTTATTTTAGTTCTGAACACAGAACGGGTGCTTATTAGTATTAAGATAAATATTTGACAATGTATACCATTGTCAAACCTGCCACTTCATACCGTCTATTCAGTAGGGTATTTTTGGGTTTAAGCAAGGTGTAGCACGATTAATTACCGGATGCAACTGGCAAAGCAAACCCAAACACAATAATATGGCACTTATCAAACAGATTAAGGCGCGACTGAAGGTCCTATACCCAGGCGTAAACTTATCGAACAAAAGGATTGAAGCTATTGCAGCAAAAATTGATGCAAAAGTTACTGAAGAGGATGAGATCGATGATGCTCTATCAACTTATGATGAATACAACCCATTTGCCGACATGGCAAAGGATGATGATCGTGAGCGATTGAGGTTAAAGAAAGAATCCGAATCAACTAAAACACCTGAGCAAATCGCTGCAGAAAAGGAAGCAGAAGGCAAAGATCCTGTAGTGGATCCGGAAATGCCAGCATGGGCGAAAGCTCTTGTCACTTCTACTCAAGCATTAGCTAAAGGTTTAGAGTCAATCCAAGGCGAAAAAGTGACCAATACACGTAAACAGCAGTACGAAAAAGCCTTAGAGGGTACATCTGATGCTTTTAAGGCAAAAGCTTTAAAAGACTTTGGCAAAATGAAGTTTGAGACAGATGAGGAATTCACAGAGTTCCTAACTGACGCCGAAACTGATGTTGCCGACTTTATTCAGGAAGAATCTAATAACGGGCTTATTAATCAGACCCCTGTTCGTGGTGTGAAAATTATCCCTGGGAAGGTAAAGGAAGCTTCCAAAGAGGAAGTGGACTCAGTTTTAGACAAAATCATGTAAAATGGGATCAGTAGTAGATTTAAACAATGAAGATATCACAGTCGATACCAGTTCGGACGGCGTAGTGATTGTTGATTGCTTTGCGGAGGTGAGAGGTGGAAGATCCTTAAACGTAACAGGTTTTATACCTAAAGTAATCAGCGCTGGACATCCTATAATCATGGAGACAGCGACCAAAGATTATAAGCCTATGCCTTTAAACGTTGGTGCAACTGCTTATGGCGCTTTGCCAACTGGCCATGTTTATTCAGGCTCTTTGAGGGCATCAATTTTAACAAGAAAAGCATTTGCGGGTATTATGACGCAAGGCACTTTAAATCCGGTGGCAGCACCTTATGACTTCGCAACAATCGCGGCGGCATTTAAAGCAGCTGTGCCATTAATCGATCAGAGGGCAGACTAATTATGGAACCATCGTTATTTGTAGAATACGTTCAAAGACTATTCGGTAAAGTCTCTCACGGGGTAGTGACAAGACTAAATGGTACAGACGCAAGCAAACCAGTGTTATACAGACACAAAACAATGCTGCGAAAAGAATACTCGGTTTCTGGTCAATGGGAATCAGTGACTATCAACGGTGTAACAGTAGCAGCTGATTATGTTGCGATGGATTCAAGTCTTCCATTGAAAAGGCGTGACAGTATTGGTAAAGCCAGCGGTGACATTCCTAAACAAGGTATGGAGCTAAGCTTGAATGAGCAGGAATTAACCAACATTGATACAATGATTGCGACTAGAGAACCGGAATCGGCTATTGTGGCTAAATTGTTTCAAGATACACCCAGAGTTATTGGTGGTATTTATGAAAAGAACGAATACTCGTTCCTTGTCGGTTTATCAACAGGTGTTACTCTGGTTGAAGATTCAACAAATACAGGAGTAGGTATCCGTATGGATTACAAATACCTTCCTGAGAACAAATTTGGTGTATCCAAATTATGGTCAGACGTTACCTCTACGCCATTAACTGATATCGATCAGAAAATACTTGCCAAAGCATCAGCTGACAGCAAAAACGTACAGGTTATCATGATTGATAAACCAACTTTCAGAAACATTCAAAAAACAAATGAGGCACGTGATCTTTACGCCAATTTCGTCGAAAATTACGGTGATCACAGGCCAATTCCAAATTTAACAAAGTTGAATGCTGCGGTATCTGACGAGTATGGCTATGTATTTGAAATTGTAGATAGAGGTATCGTTGTTGAGAAGAACAAGCAACGTACAACTGTTAAACCATGGGCACCTGGTGCAGTTGCCGCTATTACTGCTGATATCGTTGGTACGCTGACATATGCAAAACTTGCTGAGCAAAATCACCCTGTGGATGGCGTGACGTATGAGGTTGTTGATGATTATATCTTAGTTTCCAAGTATCGTCAGAACAAGCCATCATTATCTGAACACACATCTTCTCAGGCTCGTGTTGCTCCGGTAATTGCGGAAACTGTTTACTTGATGGATTCATTGACCGTTCAATCATAATGGGATTGCATCACGCAACACTTAAAGCCGCCGTACTGGTGTACGCGGCTTTTATCGGAACAATGACCGAAGAAGCATTGAAAGCTACCATAGCCAAGGACGAGAAAGGTTTTACAGGTGAAGAAGTCGACGAGATTTATGCTGCGGTATTAAAAGTAAAGTCTGAAACCGAAACTCAGACAACTAATACTCCTCAGCTTGAGTTCAGGGACGGTTTTTTAGTTTCTGGTGAAAGACCGGCATGGCTTGATGAACTCTTAGCTTCTAATTCGGCTCTACAAGAGTCTAATCAGGCTTTGATTGATGCCATTATTCAATTCAAGGAGTCTGCCGGTGAGCTTGTTCTGGAAGTCAAAACCGCTGCTACTGCATCTGTTGAAAGCAACATTGAAGTTACTGGTAAATACGACTTGAAAACTAATCTTCCGGAGTACGATGAAGATTCGGTTTACGAAGTGGTTGTTCCGTTCCGTGATTCAGCTGACTTCACAAAGCTTTATGAGGCAGGTGAAGATGTGTCTCATTTAGGGGAGCATCGAATTAAGCATCTTCTGTCCACTGGTAACGTAGAAGAAGCATAGCGAGACATGACCAACTTAAAAGCCCTGCAAGCAGAACTAAATAGGCCTATGCCATCGATAACGCTTGAACTAGCATTATTAAAGGCGGGTTTGGATGCTGATAGCGTTTACGCTGTCCCTGATAACATAAAGCCTGTCGAAATTGCGCTTGCAGGGCTAATATTGACCATTGCAATGAGTCCTAAAAGTGTGAAGGAACTGGATTACCAGGTAACTGAACATGATATGGATGACTTGCTTAAGCTGCGTTTAATCATCATTAAAAGATACGGGCTGGTTGATGAGTTGGCTGAGAAAGAAAACACGGTTACTGGCCGTTCGCCCTGGTAGATTATGAACGAGCAATACATACATAAGTTGACTTACACTACTCAATTTGAGGATGTGTTTGATGAGGCCACGGGTATTTATACGCCGGGCGCTGCGGCTAATACTGTAACCGTTTTATGTCGAGCAAAGCCTAATGGATCCGGAAGAAGAAAACCTAATAAAGATGGGGTGCTCACTGAGTACTCCTTCGATTTAGGTTTTCCAATTGATACGCAAGATATCCCAAAGAATGCCCAAGTTAAGATCACCGGCGTGAGGGATGAGTTATTATTTGAAGGTGAGCTGATGGGTTATCAATGCGGGTTACGAAGTATACTGGGCTGGATATGAAGTTTAAACTGGAAGCTAATTTTACGCAGCAAGACATTGAGAAAATCACTCGTGAATACCTAAAAAGAGTGTTTAAGGTGACTCAAAATGAATTGATGCAGATCGGCCTACAGTTCGTAAGGGATGCCAGGTCAAAGATTCCTACCAAAGAATATCATTTGGTTGCCGGGGATGCTCGGATGGCCGCTCGATTAGTTGGTGGATCAATTAACCTTTCATCTGCTGATGGCTTTAACGATGATACAGGTAACCTGCGGAGTTCGATTGGTTTTATCCTGATGTACTACGGTCAAATTGTTTACCAGGACTTCCAGTTATCATCTGGTGGTACAGATAAACAAACAGGTTTAAATGCCGGCGTTGCATACGCAGAAAAGCTGGGCAGGGATTTTCCTGAAGGCTGGGCCATTATAACAGTAGCGGGTATGGAGTATGCTAGTTGGGTTGAGGCCCTTGGTTATGATGTAATCACAGGAAGTACACAAGGAGCTAAGAGGAAACTTGAGGTTGCCTTTAAAAATGTAATCACAGCATTTGCTGCTTAATATGGGAACGACAACAGGTTTATCTGCACAACAACAAGTCTTCAATAGGCTGATCAGTGCTGGGGTTAAAAATACTTCCGCCTTAACAGGTGGCATATACCAGATGCTCAGACCAAAAGATAGTTTGCGTGAGGATATAGTTGTAGGAGTTCTTACAATGAGTGCAGAGCAGGTTCAAGAGGGAGTTTTCAATGTGAACATTCATGTTCCTAATTTGAAGCTTAAAAATGATTCTACTCAACCTGATATTGAGAGGTTCAAGGTGATTACAGCTGCGGTGGTTGCTGCTCTTGGCAACTTCTATGGATTTGATTACAATTTCGATGTGAGCACTACGGGGATTCCGTATAGAGATGGTACTGACTGGTTCGTCAATGTTCGGGTTATCTACACATCATTAAGAACAATAAATTAACCCTGCTTGCAGGAATTATTAAACAAAATAAATTTAAAATTATGTCACAAGCGGTAACGGGGGTGGAAAGTGTGGAGTTTGCACCAATTGGGGCTAACGGCTTAATGC